CCAGGAGATGCTGGACTTGACCGAAGCCATGATGGAGTACGGCGCCGAGTTCCTGAAGAAGCGACCGAGTCGCGAGACCGCGACGGCTCGAGCGCTCGACTCGGCCGAGGCTACCAGCCCGCTCCAGGATGCGACCCTGCGATTCATGGATGCACTGAACACAGCCATCGCCATGACCGGCGCCTGGCTGGGCCTGAACCCGAAGGAATCGGGCCGGGCGAAGATCACCACTGACTTCGGCCCAGAGGAGGCATCGACCCAGTACCTCGATGCGATCAAGTTCGCTCGAGTGAACAACGACCTGAGTCGAGAGATGTACCTGATGGAGCTCCAGCGCGTCGGTGCGCTGCCTGACGGCTTCGACTTCGAGAAGAACGAGCAGCAGCTCGGGGAGGAGGCCCCCGCCCCCGTCGAGCCGGAACCAGAACCACAAGAGGGGGAAGAGGAAGATGAGGAGTAATCAATGGAAGCCGCGCTCGGCTGGATCGGAGAATTCGTCGGCTGGCTCGTCTCCTGGGTGCCTCACCTCGGCATCTGCCGAGCAACCCATGGAGGTGTCAAGTTCTCACGTGGGAAGATCGTCAAGGAAATCACGCCGGGCCTCTTCTGGTGGTGGCCGATCACGACGGAGACGGAGCTCACACCGACGGCGCAGCAAACGCTCAACCTCCAAGCGCAAAAGCTGACCACGAAGGACGGCAAGACCGTCCTGATCGACGTGGTCGTGATCTTCCGAGTTGAGGATGTCATCAAGGCACTGGTCGAGACGATCGACTATGAAGACACGGCCGCGGACGTGGCGCTGGAGGCCGTGACCGAGATCGTGATTGGGCTGACCTTCGACGAGCTCCACGAGCAGCTCTGCGGTAAGGTCGGAACGCAGATCACCCTTCGCTGCAGGAGCTACCTCAAGGAGTTCGGCATCCATGTGAAGAAGTGCCGCATCAGCGACTTCGCCACCACCATGGTCTACAGCGTCGACGGGGTTGGTCTTTCGATGGAGGCCCCCGTTGAATGACAAGGGATATGATGAAGACGATACGGAAGGGGCGGTAAGTTGCCGAACCCCGAAACTGTGTCCGGCGGGGTGATCCCCCGGCGGGAGTGAGTCCCGATACAGGAGGCAATGCCATGGAATTCACGTTTTCCGAGAACAAGGTCGTGGAGAACCTCGAGAAGGTCCCGGCCGATCTACGTGGTCTGTACGCCGCCGGCGACGGCGAGCAGGAGGGCAAGCATGTCCTCAAGTCCGACGAGGTCGCCCAGTCGGCGATCAAGATCATCACCGGTCTGCAGACCTCTCTCAAGGCGTCGCGCGCCGAGTCGAAGGCCAACAAGAGCCAGAAGGTCGACCTGACCGCCCTGGCCGAGTTCGGCGAGTCGCCGGAGGCCATCGCGGTCAACTTCCGCGAGAAGCTGGAGGAGGCCCAGAAGTTGGCCAAGACCAGCGGCAACGAAGAGATGACCCGTCAGCTCGAGAAGATCAAGCAGGATCTCGCGACGGTCCACTCCAAGGAGTCTGAGAAGTGGGGCAACCGCAACACCGCCCTCCAGAATCAGCTCTACCAGACAATGGTCCGGGCGTCGGCCTTCGCCGAGATGGAGAAGCAGGGAGTCAAAGATTCCGAGCTCTTCTTCACTCTGCTGCAGAACGACGTCAAGGCCGGCGAAGACGACACCGGCTATCAGGTGCGGATTGTCGACGCACAAGGGGATGTCCGCTTCAGCGGAGTCTCAGGCAAGGAGATGACCGTCTCCGAGCGCATCGCCGAGATGAAGGGTGAGGACCGCTACTCTCCGTTCTTCAAGAGCGAGGCGCCGACGGGCGGCGGCGCCCAGCCCGGCTCCACGACCCGGACCCCTCCCGCCGGCAAGGCAACCCTGAATCCAACCGAGAAGATCGCGGTGGGTCTCAAGAAGGGCCAGCACATCCGAACGTAGTCCACAACCCCCACTCAAGGTGGGGGATATCATTCTGCAACTGGTCGAGAGGGTGACCCTCGAGACCGCGGCCTCCACGGGTGATCCAAGGCACGGCCGGAACAACCGTTCAAACACCCAAGGAGCCACAAGGAAATGGCCAGTGTAACACTTCCCGAGTCGGCCAAGCTCGCACAGGACGAGCTCGTCGCCGGCGTCATCGAGAACATCATCACGGTCAACCGCATGTTCGAGGTCCTCCCGTTCGACGGGATCGAAGGCAATGCTCTCGCGTACAACCGCGAGAACGTCATTGGTGGTATCGTGTCGGCCAGCGTCGGAGACGACCTGACGACCGACCTGGGCACAGGTGCCCAGGGAGCTGGCGGCGGCGCCGGCTACGCCAAGGCTGCTGCGACCTTCACGCAGGTGACCTCGACTCTGACCACGATCCTCGGCGATGCCGAGGTCAACGGCCTGATCCAGGCCACTCGGTCAGGAGACGGCAATGACCAGACCGCGACGCAGATCGCCTCCAAGGCAAAGCACGCGGGTCGAAAGTTCCAGGACATGCTGATCAACGGCACAGGTACGGGTTCGCAGTTCGATGGACTGCTCAACCTGTGCGCTGCCTCGCAGACGGTGAACACCGGTGCGAACGGATCCGCGCTGTCCTTTTCGATCCTCGATGAGCTCTTGGACCTCGTCGTGGACAAGGACGGTCAGGTTGACTACTTCGCGATGCCCGCCCGCACCATCCGAGCCTTCATGGCTCTGCTGCGTGCCCTCGGTGGGGCTTCCATCAGCGACGTGGTCGAGCTGCCCAGCGGCCAGCGGGTGCCGGCCTACCGGGACGTTCCGATGTTCCGGAACGACTACATTCCAATCAACCAGACGAAGGGTGGGTCAACCGACACCACCACGATCTTCGCTGGTACGTTGGATGATGGGTCGAGGCAGCACGGCATCGCAGGGCTGACCGCAGATCGGCAGTCGGGCGTCAACGTGGTTGACGTCGGCGAATCCGAGACCCGAGACGAGCGGATCTGGCGTGTCAAGTGGTACGCCGGCCTCGCGCTCTTCTCCGAGAAGGGTCTCGCGTGCGCTGACGGCATCCTGGACTAATACGGGTCGGGGGAGGGGCCCGGAGAGGGCTTCGGTTCCTCCGGGTCCTTTTTCGAGCAGGAGAACCGCCGGATGGCCAACTTTGTATACACCGAGGCAACTCGAGCCTTCATGGAGGCCGAGCTCGACCTCAACGCCACGGACGACGTTCGGATGATCATCGTGATGTCAAACACCACGACCGATACCGAAGAGGACGTCACGACGATGGGCGGCTTCACCACCCTCGACGAGTATGACGGCACCGGCTACGTGGCCGGCGGTCAGACCCTCGACAACGAGGTGGTGAACAAGGATGACGCGAACAACCGCTCCGAGTTTGATGCAGACGATGAGGTCTTCAGCAACCTGGGAGTGGGAACACGGCAGGCAGTCGCCATCGTCGTGTTCAAGTTCATCACGTCCTTCTCGCTCTCACTTCCGCTCGCCTTCATGGACACCGGTGGCTTCCCCTTCGACGGGAACGGCAACGACGTCACGTTCGAGTGGAATGCCGAGGGCATCATCCAGCTCCAGGCGTAACTCAAGAGGAGATCCTCGGCGATGTCAAACTGCATGATCTGTGAGCGGGAAACCGTGATCTTCCAGTACGTGATGATCACGGAGGCGCCGGCTGATGGGCACGAGAGCCGGAAGCTGTTCTGTCGCTTCGACCAACTCATGCGAGTCCACGAGGCCATTCCTCAGGACTTCCGGGAGCCCTATACTCTTCGATGGAACCCAGGACCCAAGAGTGACGACTTGGGACTGGACGAACATCGCCGGCTGGCCGATCAACCGCGCATGCGGGGCCTGCCGGACATGGTTCGGGCAAAGGTCAAGCGTTCACAGATTCGTGAGAAGCTGTCTCAATTCCTCCAGGCGCGCGAGAGGCTTCTGAACCCCTGATAGGGAGAAGCCATCGTGGCCAATATTCACGTCCTGGCGGGCAACAACAGCAACGAATGGCAAGTGGCCATGCACTACCCCATACCCGACAGGACCAACGCCGCCGGAGTCAACTACAGGGTGGCGCTCGTCAACAGCGGCATCGGTCTCGATCCTGAGACGGGCCGCCGTACCATCATGCCATCCGGCAACGGACCGGGCCAGATTGATCCGGCGACGGAAGCGAAGCTGGATGCCGGGGAGCTATTCGAGCATGTGTCCAGCTGGCGGATGGAGAGTGGCGGCACCAGTCTTCCATTGCGGCGGTCTGCTCTTCAAGAGTTCTACGCGGCTGAGAATGCCTCGGTGCAGGCCAAAGTGAAATCCAGTCTTCGCTACTTCGGCCACACGGAGGATGCAGCCTAATGGCAGGATTCACACAAGCAGCGGTAGCGGACGCCCTTGCCCACAACCAGCAGAACCACCCATTCACTGATGTCGGGTCAGCTATCACGCCGACGGCCGGTGCGTTGTGGGCCAACATCACCATGCACCACGCATTCGTCGAAGCTGGCGACAATGTGAACCCCGGCTCGTTCTTCGTCCAGATAAACCTCGGTGCGACCGACGAGTCGTGGACGTCAGTCGCGCAGTTCGCTGTCGTGGACGAAGCCTCTATCGTCACCGAACAGCTGACGGCCACGGAACCGGCGGGCGAGACGGTACTAGCTGTGTCCAGCACGACGGGGTTCGCGGCCGAGGACTACATCTACGTTCAGGACGCGAGCGTCGAGGTCAACAGCGAGTGGCAACAGATCCAGCAGATTGTCACCAACACGTCGGTCGACATCCTGACGCCGGGCCTTGAGACGCAGAAGGATACTTTAGACTTCATCTGGTCGGACGCCGAGACGTTCACGATGCGGCTTGAATTGTCGGGCATCGCGAGGTGGCGGGTCGTCTACATGAACGAGGGCGTAACCGCGATGAATACCGCCTGGTGGGTTCGGTACATCGAGGTCACGGGCTTTGGGACGTAATGCCATCCCACCCGAAGTTTCCTGGTAGGCCACAACTCTGGTATCCGGGCTACGACCGCGATCACCCCCTGTCGAAGGGCCTGGTGTTCGCTGTCGATCTGGCCGAGGGCACTGGTACGACTGTTCGAGATGTTGTCAAGGGTCGGATCGGTATCCTAAGGGCAGAGGGGGCAGGGGTAACACCTAAGTGGGTGGGCAGTAGCCACGGCGGCGCAGTCAAAGTTTCATCGAGCAACGAGTTCATCGAGTGGGAGAAGGCCAGTGATATCGTCCCGCCCTTCGGCTTCGCGACGGTCGTCTACCTGCACCGGAAGACGGACACCACGACTAGAAACTCCAGCTCGTTCGGAGTCAATGCGGTCGGCGGTGTCGGATCATTCGATAGCCACATGCCATTTGGTACAGGGGTTGTCTTCTTCACTTACCAGACCGGCGGATCACGACCCACTTACGATTGGGGGGCCGATGGGATTGATACCCTCTGGCATGTTTGGACGTTCACCGTTGGGCCACGCGGTAACGAAATCTGGCTCGACGGCCAGCTGAAAGCCCGCACCACGCCGAACCGCGCGTACAACGTGTCGCCAGAGGCTTTCCGTATCGGCAGATCAAATCAAGTTTCCGACTTTCACGAACAAGGTTGCTTCCTCCTGTACGACAGGCAACTGGGGTTCACGGAAATAGCTGCATTGACAGCGGACCCGTTCGCGGTGTTCCGACCGCCGATGGCGGCCAAGTTCTCGCCGTTCTTTGCACCGCTCGGCCTGACCATCTCACCGGCTCCGGCCATCATCTCCTTGGTGTCTCCGG